ACTCTATCATATCTTCTCTACTTATAGTTCCAAGTAGTTTACTCATATCATCAAAATCTTTTTCTTCAATATGTTTTTGTTTCAATGCTATCTTCTCAATCTCATTAAATAGTTCTAATACTTTCATATGTTGTTCTCCTGTGCTGTGCACCCATTATAGCAACCCTGTCAAGGCAACTTATAATAGGTGCTACAAATTATATATTAACTTACAAACTTAGCAATTAATGCTTCAACTAAATCTTTAGCATTGAAGTCGCCACCCATAGTCTGTAATCCAAGTTCATCAGATATACCTGTTCTAATATCACATGGGACATTTGTCTTTATGTCATATCCCTTGCTTTTAGAATTACTATAATGTCCAAGATTTAACTCAACATAAGTTCCTTCATAATGATACCTATATGAATGGTCATCTATATTACAGTTTTGGCTATTAAAATCCTTAGTCATAGTTTCTAACTCATCTTTCAATGTGTTTCTTTCTTTTTCTAATTCATTAATTTGGTCTACAATACTATTAAACTTTGCTAATAATTTATTGCAGTCTTTTCCAAACCCTGTGCTTTCGATTAATTGTTGTAATTCAGATAGACTTTTATCTTTCCAAGCATTGATTACTTGTCTTTCAATAATTTCTCTATCCACCACTCTCATTGCTTTACTCATATGCCCTCCATATGTAAAACATGGTGGCAGTCCGAAAACTACCACCTATTAATAATTATGCAAACAAGGATTTAATTCCTTGCCACACTCTACCTAGAACAGATGTGTTTTTGTAATACACAATCTTATCTAATGATTGTAATGTTTCTTGAACATCAATATTATTTGGTATTTCTAATACCTGCATACCTGTATTTGCTCTACCAAGTTTAAGTTTCTTGGTAAAGTATAACTCCTTGACAGGATTGTCAAGTTGTTGATATGCCGATACTTTTTTGAAATGAAACCCCATAAAAGTTCTACCTGTTGTAGTTCCAAATCTTTGTTTACCACTACGAACTCTAGCAATGTTAATGCCTTCTGTATGTAGTTTATCCCACAACATTCTAATTGAATGTGGTGCATGTGCTATGGCAGTAGTCGTTTGACTACCACCATTTGTATATGTAATTTTACCCATTCTCATAACTCCCGACTGTTAAGTCAATATCACTACTATTATCCTTACTAAACAAAGTTAGTTTGTAATCTTGGTCATAGTAGACTTTGTTATTATCTTCATCAAAAGTATATTCTCTTGATGTTATTGTTATATCTCTAACATAAGTATCACTTTCATCACCTAACCTATGCGAAGTAGTGTGTATTTTTACAACTCTGTGTATATTACTATCCATATTAGTCCTCCTGAACTATTTCAAATTTAATATTTGCAACATATTTACTAAGCAAACTATCTTTAATAGTTTCAATAGTTTCTTCTGCATCTCTTTGAATACTATCGATTGTTTCATATTCAAACCTTTCAATAGTGCTTTCTGCTTCATCTACACGATATTCAAAATTTTCTAAGTCATATTTTAAATCATCAACTTTAGATATAGCATCTCCTGTAAATTCATCAACTTCACTAAATATGTAGTCTCTGAATTGTCTATCACTAATTAACCATTTAACAATGGCACCTTTGAGACTAAACTGTCTCACTCTTTTAAGTATATTTTCCATATTAATTGCCCTCCAGCATAATAGAATTTATATTTATATATATTTAATTACCAACCTTCCACCCGTTCTGCTCGTTCTGGAAACATTATAGCAGACCTGTCAAGACAAGTTAAGTCTTAAAACTCTATAACTTGCCATACTGTTCCCATGTCCATAGTATCAACCTCAAAGAAATCAAAGGTAGATTTTAAGTATGCAGTTTTTCTTTTAGACTTGTTAGTCCATAACTCACTCCTATCCTCTTTGAAATAGTTCTTTGACTTGTATGAATAACCCAACTCATTCATATAAATAAGTGCTTTATCATAACTGTTGAACTTTGAAATCTTCTGTTTGTTTATCTTAATACCCATATACAATCTCCGTTTGGTTGCTGTGTGGAGACATTATAGCACCCCTGTCAAGACAAGTTAAATCTTAAGAATAATATTCTGTTGAGTGCTTAAAAACAACCTTAAAATTACTTACCCACAACCTATTAACAACTTATCCACAAGTTATAAACAGGTTATCCACAGTATAATTTGCAACATTGTTTCATAATTGTCACTTAATTGTCACATAACTTATACTTCGCCCTCAACCAACAGCACCCGAATTTTTTAAACTTAGTTAATTAATATACATACTTAAGTAATTATTTATTTGGTATGGTGTTTTCTGCACACACCCCAAGTTATAAAAAGCATTCCTCATTACCCACAATGGTCTCGCAAGAGTTTGACAGGCATAAAAAAAGCACCAAATTTATTAGACTTGGTGCTTATAAAGGCTACTTACGCTTGGTTAGCGATGTAGTCATCAATCATCTTGAGATAATTCTTGGCTAAAGTCTTGGCATTCAAGATTTTATGTGCCTTCTCAAATGAGAGTTTGTTTTGCTTGGCAAGGTCAAACATCTGTGCAGTTATGCGTTTTTGCATTAACCAGTTCATCTTGCCTGTCTTTGCATCTTTTGCAAATTTATATCCGATTGCTCGGCATTGTGGGAATGATGCAGGTGAAGTTCTTCTATCTGTATCATACTCGTTTATATTAAATGTATTTTCCATATGTCCTCCTTAGACTAATAGGAATTAACTAATCCTTCCACATAATTGTGTAAGAATACCCATTCATCTGCATTACTGCAGTTGACTATTTCGCAGTCGAAGCCCGATGCAATAAATTGCTTAGCGACTTCCATTGCTTTGTTAGTTTGTTGGAACTCGTAAATTTCACCAGTTCCAAAGTTTAAGTGTATTATATTTTTCATGCTGTATGTAGTATTTCGTAGATTGTAGGGATTGTCAAGACCTGCGAAGTATGAGCAGTTCTATTTAGTCTTGATAAGACATACATCACGAAATAAAATACCAGTATGAGAAATGGAATGCACTGTTAAGAACTTTGAGGACTGATGGGATTTACTGCCTTTGAGTTCCACAAACTAGCAAAGCAAGGAACAAAGGTTAGCAATTTATAAGTCGGTGACTTTCTGAGACTAGTGAAATGGTTGACTGCAAGGAATGCCTAGATGAATGAGTGTTCTTGCTGTCTTACAATTATGTGGAGGATTACTGCTTAGTTTCTATTAGTCTAAAGTATTGGAGGACATATGGAAAATACCTAATATAAATGACTGATGCAGAATAGAGGGACAAGGATGCATCAAGGCGTTTTACCACAATGCCTCTTGCACATCGGGTATAAATTTGTAAAAGTTCTAGACTTTAAAGACTTGATGAACTTGTTAACCTGATAAAACGCAATGATTGCACCTTTTATGTTGACCTTGCCACCAAAACTCCTACTATTATTTGCTAGGCACATGGAATTTTGAAATTACTCAAGACTTTAGTGTAAGAATTGTCCAAGATGCTTAGATGAGTAGGAGTTTTACCAAGCGTTGTAACTTTATAGGCTACCAAGTCCTTACATTTGGTGTCCTAAAGGTCTGCAAAGTCTGTATAGACCATTATACGCTTGGGGGGTGGGCAGGTCACCATACCCTCTATCCTGCATATACATCTAATACACGCACAAAATTACACAAATCTGCCATTAACCAGACTAGTTAACGACCCGACTATAAAGACTATAATATTTTTTAGTGTTTTGGGAGGTTTTCCCAACTATGGAATGTGGTGGGAGATATAGATATAACCCCCGGACCACTAATGTTTATTATATATGTTTATATAGCTTTTGTCAATAGGTTTAAACAATTATTTTTAAATACTTGACAAAACTGGTTTATGACTATATACTTATACACATGGCTATACTTCCAAGCATAAATAATAATGAAAGAAAAAGAGAGTTAACTGACAAACAGGAGGCTTTTCTTACACATCTTGTAGAAACACAAGGGGATGCTAAGAAAGCTGCAGAACTTGCAGGGTATTCTTCACACTATCATCATGTTGTAAAGACTTTAAAGTCTGAGATACTTGAACTAACTCAAGAAGTATTAGCTAATTCTGCACCTAAAGCAGCTTTTAAGCTTGTAGAGATTATGGAATCAAAGAAACCTATCATACAGGCTAATAATAAACTAGCTGCTGCACAAACTTTACTAGATAGAGTAGGTGTAGGAAAGATAGACAGAGTGGATGTAAATCATAATGTCAATACTGGTGGCATATTTTTAATGCCAGATAAGAAACCGATTGATGCAGAATATGAGGAAATAGATAATGCCTAGAAAAAAAAGTAAATCAACAGTAAACAAAGCTGGTAACTATACTAAACCTACCATGCGTAAAAGAATCTTTAATAGAATCAAAGCTGGTACTAAAGGTGGTAAAGCTGGACAATGGAGTGCTAGAAAAGCACAGATGTTAGCAAAAGCATATAAAGCTGCCGGTGGTGGTTATAAGTAATGGCTAAAGCTAAGTCACAACAAAGTCTAGTTAGGTGGACAAAACAAAAATGGCGAACTGCTAGTGGTAAGAAATCATCAGAAACTGGTGAAGTCTATGCACCAGAAGCAACTATTAAGAGTTTAAAGTCTTCACCATCAGGAAGAAAGAAGTTAGCTGCTGCTAATAGAAAGAAACGAGAAGCAACCAAGAAAGGCAAACAACATGCTAAACATGGTTTACATAAAGGTAAGAAAAGATAATGTCAAAAGATAGTAGATTAAAAAGAGCAGGAGTAAGTGGTTATAATAAACCCAAGCGTACTCCCGGACACAAAACTAAATCACATATAGTAGTTGCTAAAGTTGGCGACAAGATTAAGACTATTAGGTTTGGTCAACAAGGAAAGACTGGTGATAGAACTATGACTAAAAGAGCTAAGTCTTTCAAAGCTCGACATGCTAAGAATATTGCCAAAGGTAAGATGTCTGCAGCATATTGGGCAAACAGGGTAAAATGGTAGGATTATTTAATAGGCTTCATACATTTATGAAGTGTGGTCGTATAAATAAAGTTATACGCATGATAACAAAGGAGTAAAAATGGATATAATAATAGGAATAGTAGTTGTTACAATTATTGCAGGTGTTTACATTTATAAAAACAAACCTGAATGGATTGAAATAATTAAATCATATTGGAAGAAGTAGTCTCATGTCTTATACATTTGGCAGTAACGAAAAGCCTGTCTTAATGACAAACAAAAAAAATAAAGGTAGGCTTTATGCACCTTCTCATGGAGGTAAAGGAGCTGCACCCAGAATAAATATATATTCAAAACAATATCAAGATAACTGGGATAAAATTTTTAATAAGAAAGTTTCCAAAGCCGATAAGGCAGAGGAGGCGTAAGAGGCTTCTTAGGACATTCTTCATTCACCTTAGTCTTAAGAAGCCCAGCTCTAGAAATAAAATGGAAGTACCAATAACATATATAAGAAGAAATTCATCAACAGTACCTTTTGGTTATGAAGAATCAGATACTCATTTAGGTTATTTAAAACCTATTGAAGAACATTTAAGAGTATTAAAAGAAGTATCAGAAGCTGTATTTCATGGTGAAATTAGTTTAGGTATAGGAGTTGATTGGCTAGAAGCAGAGACTGGTAAAAGAATGTCAAGACCCGGATTAAAAAAGTATGTAGATAAAAAGTATGACAGATAAAGAAAAAAACTCTACAAAGTACTTGACAAACTCAAAAGGAGAGTATATACTAAATAAAGATGGTAGTCCGAGAAAAAAACCCGGAAGACCTAAGAATAGTGAATTATCTAATATTAAACTAGCATTACAAGCTAAAAGTAAATTAGATAAAAAAAATAAAAAAGTTAAAAAGCTAACACGCAGTTTAGCTAGAGTTAAAAAAGAAGTAGAGGTTGAAGAAAAATCTCTTACTTCAAATGTTTTAACGCAATCGGAAACTAAAGAGTTACCGGATGCGATACAAGAACATTTAGATACTACTGGGGAGTATGTGGCATTTATGCCCAATGATGGACCCCAGACAGATTTTTTAGCTGCTTCAGAAAAGGATGTACTTTATGGAGGAGCAGCAGGTGGTGGTAAAAGTTTTGCAATGTTAATAGACCCATTGCGATATTGCCACTATCCAGAACATAGAGCTTTAATACTTAGGAGGTCTATGCCAGAACTACGAGAACTTATAGATAAGTCTCGTGAACTCTATCCAAAAGCATTTAAAGGTGCTAAGTTTAGAGAAGTAGAAAAGTTATGGCAGTTTCCTAGTGGAGCTAAAATAGAGTTTGGGTTCTTGGAACGAGATGCTGATGTTTATCGTTATCAAGGACAAGCGTACAGTTGGATAGGTTTTGATGAGATAACTCATTTACCTACAGAGTTTGGTTGGAACTACTTAGCATCAAGGCTAAGAACTACTAACCCAGAGATTAAAACATATCTAAGATGTACAGCTAACCCCGGTGGTGTAGGTGCACAATGGGTAAAGAAGAGATATGTTGAAGCTTCTGAACATAATAAAAGTTTTACAGGTTCAGATGGTTTAACAAGAAAGTTTATTCCAGCATTGTTACAGGATAATCCGTACCTTGCAGAAGATGGTGAATATGAAAGGATGCTAGATTCCTTACCAGCAGTACAGCGTAAGCAGTTGTTGGAAGGAAACTGGGATGTAGCAGAAGGTGCAGCGTTTGCTGAGTTTACACCAGATGTACATGTAGTAGCTCCTTTTGAATTACCTGCATGGTGGGAAAGAGTAAAAGGATTAGACTATGGTTATGCTGCAGAGAGTTGTTGTCTATGGGCTGCTATAGACCCCGATGATAAGACCATCATTATATATAGAGAATTATACAGAAAGGGTCTAACAGGGGAAGCACTCGGCGACACTATAACTCAAATGGAAGAGAATGAAATTAAATCTATTCCGGGAGTTTTAGATACTGCTGCATGGTCAAGAACTGGATATACAGGTCCTACTATTGGTGAGATACTTGTTAATAAAGGACATAAATTGAGAAGAGCTGATAAAAATAGAGTAGCTGGTAAAACTCAAATACATGAGCATTTAAGGCAACGAGATAATGGCAGACCAAGATTACAAATATTTAGTAACTGTGTCAACCTTATAAAAGAATTACAAGGTATACCATTATCTAAAACAAATCCGGAGGATGTAGATACACATGCTTCGGACCACGCTTATGATGCATTAAGGTATTTAATAATGAGTAGACCTAGAATGGACCACCCTTATGATAGGATGATGAAAATAAAAACAGATATATATCAACCTTCGGATAATACATTTGGATATTAAACATGGCAGAAGATAATACATTTTTAAATGCAAACAATCTATATGAAGATGTAGAAGGTGAGTCTGGCAAACAATTAAAATTACCAGAAGACCAACAAAGAAATTTAATAGGAATTATAAAAGGTAGATATGCTCAAGCTGAAATGGCTAGAGATGCAGATGAAAAAAGGTGGATGAAAGCATATGAAAACTTTAGAGGTCTTTATGCTAAGAATGTTAAATTTAGAGAATCAGAAAAGTCTAGAGTATTTGTTAAGATAACTAAAACAAAAGTACTAGCAGCATATGGTCAGCTAGTAGATGTTATATTTGGTACAGGTAAGTTTCCTATTGGTATAGCAGAAACTAAAGTACCAGAAGGTGAAGCTGACATAGCTCATCTTGATATTAATAATCCAACTCCAAATATAGAAACATCAGAATCACAAGATGTAGATGGCAACTCAATAGATTATGAAAGTCCTTATGATGTTGGTTACGAAGGTGATGGTAAAACTTTAAAACCGGGAGCTACACATTACAATGGATTATACGAAGATTCTATTGATGAAAAAGCAAGAATAGCTGGTATACTAACAGATGGTGCTAGTGCTGACCCAGCAGCTATAGAATTATCTCCTGCACAAAAAGCTGCAAGGAGAATGGAAAAACTTATTCATGACCAAATAGATGAATCAAATGGTTCTGCTGAAATACGAAATGCTTTATTAGAATCATCTTTATTAGGTACAGGAATTGTTAAAGGACCATTTAACTTCAATAAAAAATTACATAGATGGGATGATACTGGTGAAGGTAGAGAATATAATCCACTAGAAGTTAGAGTTCCTAGAATAGAATTTGTAAGTTGTTGGGATTTTTATCCAGACCCATCAGCTACTAATATGGATGAATGTGAATATGTTTTTCATAGACACAAAATGAATCGTAGTCAATTAAGAGCATTAAGAAATATGCCTTACTTTGATGAAGATGCTATTCGTGATTGTATTCAAATGGGTCCTAACTATGTTGAAAAAGATTATGAACATAGTTTAAAAGATGACAGAAGAGCAGATGTAGAAGAAGGTAATAACTTTGAAGTTTTAGAATACTGGGGTATAATGGATGCTCAATATGCTAGAGAGGTTGGAGTTAAACTTCCTAAAAAAATTGATGATTTAGATGAAGTCCAAGTAAATATTTGGATATGTGGTGATAAAATATTAAGAGCTGTAGTAAATCCATTTACACCTTATAGAATACCATATCATGCTTTCCCATATGAAAGAAATCCATATAGTTTCTTTGGTATTGGTATAGCAGAAAATATGGATGACAGTCAACAAATTATGAATGGACATGCAAGAATGGCTATTGATAATTTAGCAATGTCAGGCTCTTTAGTATTTGATGTTGATGAATCTGCTTTAGTAGGTGGACAATCAATGGAGATATATCCGGGTAAAGTATTTAGGAGACAAGCAGGAATGCCCGGACAAGCAATACATGGTTTAAAATTCCCAAATACATCACAAGAAAACTTGATGATGTTTGACAAGTTTAGACAACTTGCAGATGAACAAACAGGTTTACCTAGTTACTCACATGGTCAAACTGGAGTTCAAAGTATGACAAGGACTGCTTCTGGTATGTCTATGCTACTTGGAGCATCTAGTTTAAATATAAAAACTGTTGTCAAAAACCTTGATGACTTTTTATTAAAACCATTAGGTGAATCTTATTTTCAATGGAACATGCAGTTTCATGAAGGTGAGTTAGATGTAGATGGTGATTTAGAAGTTAAGGCTACTGGTACAAATAGCTTGATGCAAAAAGAAGTACGAAGTCAAAGATTGACTATGTTCTTACAAACTGCACAAAGTCCTGCTATTGCACCATTTGTTAAGATTTCTAAACTTGTAAGTGAACTAGCCTATAGCTTAGACTTGGACCCTGATGAAATACTCAATGACCCAGAAGAAGCTGCAGTAATGGCTCAAATAATAGGAATGCAAAATGCTAGACAAGAAAATGGCGAGGAAGCTCAACCCCTTGGTCAACAACAGGGAGCAATGGCAGGTATGGGAGGAACACCTGAACAACCTCAAGACCTTGGCGTTACAGGAACTGGTGGTGGCAACATCGGAATCGGAAATGTACCGGTCGCAGGGGAAAGCTCGTTTAGTGGCAATGTTGGAATCCCTGCCGGAGCAGGTGAAAGAGGCATTGAGTAGGAGAGATTAATGAAATATATGGAAGAATTACATAAGAGATTAGGTATGAAAGATGGTGGAGAGTTTCCTGATTTAAACAAAGATGGGAAAACTTCATACGCTGATGTTCTTATAGGTAGAGGCGTAAGATTAAAAAAACAAGAAGGTGGTTCAATGGATGACCAAATGCAAGACATGATGGGTCAAGAACAACCTGATATGGATATGATTCCAGATGAACAGATGGAAGATAACTATATGAATTTTATAATCCAAGAAGCATTAAGTGAAGAAGAAGAAGATGTTCTCTTGGAAAAATTACAACAAGACAAAGAGCTACTACGACTATTTGATAAAGTAGTTGATGTAGCACAAGAATTTGCTGGGTCTGGTCCTGTAGAAGGTCCGGGTTCAGGAATCTCCGACAGTATACCTGCAAGGTTATCTGATGGAGAATTTGTTTTCACAGCAAAAGCAACTGAAGTATTAGGCTCTGATAATTTACAGGCTATGATGAAAGATGCTGAAAAAATTGCTAATGAAGACAGAGAACCTATGCAAGAAGGTGGTATCATGCAAGAGGAAGATAGTCAAGAACAAGCTGTAAAGCAAGTTGAACAAACTATCAATATAAATAGACCTCAAGTACAAGAAGAATCAGGACCAAGGGTTATGCCTTCAAATGATTTAGTAAAAGAGGAACTATCTAAAATGGCTCTTGCTGATATAGACCATGTGCGTAGTTAAGCGTAGAGCTACCCTATTAGCGTAGGCACTCTACAAACTAAAACCGAAAGGCGACCTTTACAACAAGCCCTATAGTGCACTTATAGCTACCTTGTGAATGAAGCCCTGATTAGGAGGATAAGAATATGACTGAACAAGTCCAAACAAAGGAAAAGCCAAATCCTTATAACGCTAAAAAAGATTGGCATGAAGAAGATAAACCTTTTACTTCATCAGAAAGTCTTTACTTTGAAGAACCTTCTGAAAAAAACAAACTGTTTACTACTTCGGATATAACTGAAGCAGAAGACAATGTTAATACAGAAGAACTGGAAGTTACTAAGGATAGACCTTATAGCAAACCAGATTACAAAAAAAGATATGATGATTTAAAAAGACATTATGATAGAAAGCTTAATGAATTTAAAGCTCGAGAACAAGAGTTATCTACTCAAGTGGTAACACCAGAGTATGAAACTCCGAAGTCTGCAGAAGAGCTTGAAAAATTTAAAGAACAATATCCTGATGTTTATGAAGTTGTAGAAACTGTAGCACATCTACAAAGTGATGCTAAAGCAAAAGTTCTAGAAGAACGCCTTAGTAAATTGCAAGAAAGAGAGATGCAGATTTCTAGAGCAGAAGCAGAAAAAAGGTTAATGGAAAGACATCCTGACTTTAATGATATTAGAGATAGTGATGATTTTCATAAATGGGCAAACAACCAGCCAGAGTCTATCAAATCATGGATATACTCAAATGCTGATGATGCTGATTTAGCTTCTCGTGCATTAGATTTATTTAAGCGAGATATGGGAATAAGTTTACCTCAAGAGGATAAGTCATCTTCAACGACCGACTCTGCTGCAGATATGGTATCAACTAAAACAACAACAGTTGAACCAAAGCAGGAGAAAGTTTGGTCAGAAAAGGAGATTGCTGCTATGTCTGTACAAGAATTTGATAAGTACGAAGAGGAAATATCAAATGCAATGCAGGATGGTAGAATCGTAAAATAAACTATTAATATAAAGGAGAAGTATCATGGCTCAATTTTTTGAACCAAGTACCGATACTAATGCTAACTTTGCTAATTCCGTAGCAGGACAAACTAATAGTTTCTTCCTACCTTCCGTTTATTCTAAAAAGGTTTTAAACTTCTTTAGGAAAGCCTCGGTAGCAGAAGCTATTACTAACACCGATTATACTGGTGAAATATCTGCTTTCGGAGATTCAGTAAAGATTATTAAAGAACCAGTTATCTCTGTGTCTGATTACACAAGAGGTAGTGATACATCGCAAACAATGCTAACAGACCAAGAATTAACTCTTGTTGTTGATAGTGCTAAAGCTTTCAAATTCATCGTAGATGATATTGAAACTAATATGTCACATGTTAACTTCAAAGAAGTTGCTTCTTCAAGTGCTGCATATGCTCTTAAAGATTCATATGATGCTGCTGTTATTGCTAAAATGTTTGCTGGTTTATCAGCTAGTTCACCTGACATGATTATAGGTTCTGACTCAGCTACTGCTGATGCAACTATGGCTCATGCAACAAACTCTGTTGACCTATTAGGTTCAGATGGAACTGGTGTAGATGCTCTAGACTTAATGGCTAGAATGGCTAGAAAACTGGATGAACAAAATGTTCCAGAAGAAGGAAGATGGTTCTTAGCAGGACCAGATTTCTATGAGCAGCTTGGTCAATCAGGTTCAAAACTACTTTCAGTAGATTTTAACGCTGGTCAAGGTTCTATAAGAAATGGATTAGTATCAAGTGGAAAACTTAGAGGATTTGATATGTACAAATCTAACAACATTGCCGATACATCAAACGCTACCGGCAAAGTGTTATGTGGACATATGAGTTCAACTGCAACTGCAAACACAATTCTTTCAACTGAAGTGTTGAGAGACCCATCATCTTTTGGTGATATTGTGAGAGGTCTTCATGTCTATGGCTGTAAAGTCTTAAGACCAGAAGCTCTAATGGGTGCATTCTATGTTATCGACTAAATAACAATTCGGGGGAGTCGTAAGGCTCCTCCACTTTTTGAGGAAAAAATTATGTATGGAAAAAGAAAAGGAATGAAACATGGTGGGAAACATCGTAAGCCTATGGGTGGTGGTGGATATGCCATGAATAAAAGAAAAATGTATAAGCATGGTGGTGGTGTTCATGGTGAAGCTATGCCTAAAGCAAAACCTTGCTAGGAGTTTAAATGGCTACAACCTACTTAGATTTAACTAACGAAGTTCTTAGAGAACTAAACGAAATACCATTAACATCAGCTAACTTTGGTGCAGCATTAGGATTACAGCAATTTGTAAAAGATGCTATAAATAAAGCTATATTTGATATAGCAAATGCAGAACCACAGTTACCTTTTTTTAGTGCTGGAGTAAGTGGAGGTACAGACCCTTTTTATGGTAATGTAACTGTTGCTACTACAGCAGGAACAAGATGGTATACTTTAAAATCTGGTAGTTCTAGCATAACAACAGATTACTCCTCTGTTGATTGGGATGATTTTTATTTAACAACAATAAATGTAAGTGGTGAATCAGCTCCATATGTTTCTAAAGGATTAAAATTTTTAACATTAGCTGATTGGAAACAATATAGAAGAGACAATGAAAATGCTGATGATGCAGATTCACAAAATTATGGAGAGCCACAGTATGTTATTAAAAGTCCAGACCATAGAAAATTTGGACTAAGTCCTATACCGGACAAAGTTTACAATGTGCATTTTTATGCATTTGATAAGCCAACTAAATTAGATGCTCATGGAGATACAATAGTATTACCAGAACAATATAGTAATGTTATAACTTCAAGAGTAAGATATTATGTATGGCAATTTAAAGAAAGCCCACAACAGGCTGCATTTGCATTAGATGATTATAAAAAAGCTATGAGGCATATGAAATCAAATCTAATAAACCCACAGCCTAAATATATGACAGATGATAGGACATACTTTTAATGGCAACAGCTCAACCATATACAGTAGCTTGTGAAGGTGGATTAGTAACAGCATCTAATCAAATAGATTTATTACGAAGTCCGGGTTCAGCAATAGAGTTACAAAACTTTGAAATATCTGTAGAAGGTGGATATAGAAGAATAAATGGATTTACAAAGTATGGTGGCAATAGTGCTGTACAACCTACAGGAGGTACTGCAACTATACAAGGTATAATGCCTTATGCTGATGGAGTTATAGTTTGTGCTGGAACTAGTATATATTTTAGTAATGATGGAGTAAATTGGTTAGAAGTAAATAGAAGTTCAGTAGCAAGTAGTGGAGATAATCATACTGCATTTACTGGCAGAAGTGTTTTAACTAGAACAAATCAAGGACAAGTACAGTTTGCATTATTTGAAGGTCCTAACTATCAATATGGACAATTAATTATATCAGATGCAAATAATAAACCTTACAGTTTTAGAATGGAAGGCTCTGGAGCAATAGCATCTAGAACATTTTTTTCAGAAGAAATAACTGTAAGTGGAACTAAAGGTGTACAGTTTATTACTCATCATGATAGACACTTAATAGCTGCAGGTGTAGAAGATAATTTAAGTACAGTATATTATAGTGCTTTGTTAGACCCAACAGATTTTAGTGGCTCTGGTTCAGGTGCAATTACATTAACAGACCAGATTGTAGGAGTTGCACCATTTAGAACAGACTTATTTATATTTTGTAAGAATAGTATTCATAAACTTGTAAATATAAATAATTCTAGTACAGTAGCAGTAGTACCGGTTGCTGAAAGTGTTGGATGTTTAAGTGGATATAGTATTCAAGAGATTGCTGGTGACTTAGTATTTTTAGCACCAGATGGTATAAGAACAATTGCTGGTACAGCGAGAATCGGAGATGTTGAGTTAGGAACTGTTAGTAATAAAATACAACCTATTATAACAACACTAGCAAAAAATATAGACTTATATCAAATATCTAGTGTAGTTATTAGAGAAAAATCTCAATACAGATTATACTATACAAACTTAGGTGCATCTGCAAATGCACAAAGAGGTATTATAGGAACACTTAGACCAAAAGGTTTTGAGTGGTCTGAAACAAAAGGATTAGAAGTTACAGCAGTAGGTGCTGACTTTGATGCTACAGAAGTAGAAAGATATTATCATGGTTCAAAAGATGGTTATATTTATAATCATGATAAAGGAAACTCTTTTGATGGCACAGCTATTATAGCAAGATATAAAACACCAGACTATGATTATGGTGATTTAGGAACATTAAAAACTTTACATTATTGTAAGATTTCTATTGGAGCAGAAGGGGTTGTAACTCCAGAACTACAAGTAAAGTTTGATTATTCAAATACAGAGATACCACAGCACACTAATAATTTTAGTTTAGGTACTGTAAATCCATCTGCTGTATTTGGAGAAGCAGTATTTGGGTTCAATGTTTTTGGTGCGACATCAAACCCAATGATTAGAATACCATTACAAGGTAGTGGTACAAGTAACAGTTTTACAATTTTAAGTAGTGATACAAAAGCACCCTATAAAATAAATGGATTGTATGTTGATTACATACCATCTGGCAGGAGATAAAAATGGCAGGATATACAAGACAAAGTTCGTTTAGTGATGGAGACAGCATAACTGCTGCTTTGTTTAATGATGAATTTAACCAATTAGTAAATGCATTTCATGCAAGTACTGGACATACCCATGATGGTACTACAGCAGCTAATGGTGCTCCTATATCAGTATTGTATAGTAATACAGTAACAATAGGTAAAAATGAAAATACTGATATAGCTATTACATTTAATGGAGCAACAACTGATGGTGTATTAACATGGATGGAAGATGAAGACTACTTTAAGTTTTCTGATGACATATTAATAGATAGTACAGAAAAACTACAGTTTAGAGATACAGCAATATATATTAACTCTAGTGCTGATGGGCAACTAGATATAGTAGCTGATACAGAAATACAACTAGCTGCAACTACAATAGATATAAATGGTGCAGTAGATATTTCAGGAGCTTTAACATTAGCTGGTACTTCATTAGCAGAAACTATTTCTGATACTGTAGGAGCTATGGTAAGTTCTAATACAGAAACAGGAGTTACAGTTACTTATGATGATAGTGATAATACATTAGACTTTGTAATCGGAACATTAAACCAAGATACTACAGGAAACGCTGCAACTGCCACAGCATTAGAAACTGCTAGAACTATTCATGGTGTAAGTTTTGATGGTACTGGTAATATTGATTTATCAGAAGTTATTCAAGATACTGTAGGAGCTATGCTATCTAGTAATACTGAATCAGGTGTTACAGTTACATATCAAGATGCAGATGGAACTATAGACTTTACTGTAGCTTCACAAACTGATGAAAACTTTACAACTGCTGACCATGCTAAATTAGATGGCATAGAAGCATCAGCTACTGCAGACCAGACTGCTGCTGAAATTAGAACATTAGTAGATAGTGCTAGTGATTCAAATGTATTTACAGATGCAGACCACACAAAATTAGATGGTATAGAAGCTAGTGCAACTGCAGACCAAACAGATGAAGAAATACAAGATGTAGTAGGTGGAATGCTTACCGGTAATACTGAAACAGGTATTACTGTTACATATCAAGATTCAGATGGTACAATAGATTTTGTTGTAGCATCTCAAACAGATGAAAACTTTACAACAGCAGACCATTCTAAATTAGATGGTATAGAGGCTAGTGCTACAGCAGACCAAACAGCTAGTGAAATAAGAACTCTAGTAGAGTCAGCAAGTGATTCAAATGTATTTACCGATGCTGACCATAGTAAACTAAATGCAATAGAGGCATCAGCTACAGCAGACCAAACAGATTCTGAAATTAAAACTGCATATGAAAACAATTCAGATACAAATGCATTTACAGATACTTTATTAAGTAAACTAAATGCAATAGAAGCTGGAGCTACTGCAGACCAAACAGCAGAAGAAATACAAGATATAGTAGGAGGTATGTTATCTTCTAATACTGAATCAGGTATTACAGTTACATATGAAGATAGTGATGGTACTATTGATTTTGCAGTCGGTACATTAAATCAAGACACAACAGGTAATGCAGCTACAGCTACAGCATTAGCAAATGCAAGAACAATACATGGTGTATCTTTTGATGGTACAGCAAATATAGATTTAACAGAAGTAGTACAAGATACTGTTGGAGCTATGTTCTCAAGTAATACTGAATCAGGTATTACAGTAGCCTATCAAGATTCTGATGGCACAATAGATTTAACAGTAGGAACTCTTAATCAAGATACTACAGGTAATGCAGCTACTGCAACAGCTTTAGAAACTGCAAGAACAATTAATGGTGTAAGCTTTGATGGTACTGCAAACATTACAGCACTTACTGCAGGTACAGGAGTATCTGTATCAGGAACAGCAGTATCTATAGGACAATCAGTAGCAACAAATGCAGATGTAGATTTTGCTACAGTTACAACTACAGGTAATGCAGTTATTGGAGGAGACCTAACTGTAAGTGGAAATACCACAACTCTTAATACTGCAACTTTAGATGTTGAAGATAAAAACATAACAATTAACAAAGGTTCAGGTGATACATCAGGTTCAGCAGATGGTGCTGGTATTACTATACAAGATGCAGTAAATGCCTCAACAGATGCAACAATGTCATGGAGTGCTGCAAATGATAACTTTGTATTTTCACATGAAGTAGTTGCTCCTAGTTTAGATATATCAGGAAATGTAGATATTGATGGAACATTAGAAACAGATGCCTTAACTATTAATGGTACAGCATCAGTTCCTTTTGAATCTGCAGACCATAGTAAATTAGATGGTATTGAATCAGGTGCTACAGCAGACCAGACAAACGCAGAGATAAGAGCTGCAGTAGAAGCAGCTAGTGATTCTAATGTGTTTACTGATGCAGACCATACTAAACTAAATGCTATAGAAGCTAGTGCTGATGTTACAGATGCTGCAAATGTAGGAAGTTCATTAACAGCATTTCCTACAGGTACAGATGCTGCAAGTTCAGACTTAGTTCCATATTATGATGTAACTGCAAGTGCTTGGGAAAAATCTACAGTAGCTAATTTAGCTTTACAAGGACCAACAGGTTCAACAGGACCAACTGGTTCTACAGGACCTACAGGACCTACAGGACCTACTGGACCTACAGGACCTACAGGTTCTAAAGGACAAAAGGGTGAGGTAGGTACTACAGGACCAACAGGACCTGCAGGACAAGATGGTGCTGCTTCTGATGGTTCTAAAGGACAAAAGGGTGAAGTAGGTGTAACAGGACCTACAGGACCTACAGGACCAACAGGTTCTAATGGTTCTAATGGTGACAAAGGACAAAAGGGTGAGGTAGGTAATACTGGACCCACAGGTTCTACTGGACCATCTGGACCAACAGGTTCTAATGGTTCTAATGGTGATAAAGGACAAAAGGGTGAAGTAGGTAATACTGGACCCACAGGTTCTACTGGACCAGCAGGTTCTAATGGTAGTACAGGTCAGAAGGGACAAAAAGGTGAAGTTGGTGGTACAGGTCCTACAGGACCAACTGGACCCGGAGGTTCAGATGGAGATGATGGTAGTACAGGACCAGCAGGACCTACAGGACCAACAGGACCTACAGGACCTACAGGACCATCAGGCTCTAATGGTTCTAATGGTAGTAAAGGACAAAAGGGTGAAGTTGGTTCAACAGGACCAGCAGGTGGCACAGGACCTACTGGAGGTACAGGACCTACTGGAGGTACAGGACCTACTGGTGGTACAGGACCTACAGGGCAAAAGGGACAAAAAGGTGCAACAGGTTCAACAGGACCAGCAGGTGGTACAGGACCAACAGGACCATCAGGTTCAAATGGTTCTAATGGTTCCAATGGTGCTAAAGGACAAAAAGGTGAGCCGGGTGCTACAGGACCAGCAGGTGGTACAGGACCTTCTGGTGGCACAGGACCAGCAGGACCAGCAGGACCAGCAGGACCAGCAGGTTCAAATGGTTCTAATGGTTCCAATGGTTCAAATGGAGATAAGGGTCAGAAGGGACAAAAAGGACAAGCTGGTTCTAATGGTACCAATGGTTCAAATGGTTCTAATGGTTCAGATGGTGGTGCAGGACCTCCGGGACCTCCGGGACCAACAGGTGGATTTTCAACTAATTCAAACGCACAGGTAAATAGTCTAGGTGCAGGTACTGCAGGTAGTGGTACAGCAGGTGAGATTAGAGCAACTAATAACATTACTGCTTACTATTCTGATGCTAGACTAAAAGACTTTGAAGGTACTATACCTAATGCATTGGCTAGAGTAAATAAACTACATGGTTATTACTTTAGAGAAAATCCAACTGCAAAAGAGTTAGGTTATGAAAATGATAAACTACAAGTAGGTGTAAGTGCACAGGAAGTACAGGAAGTATTACCAGAAGTAGTTACGAAAGCACCTATTGATGATAACTATCTAACAGTATGGTATGACAAATTAATACCATTATTGATTGAAGCTATTAAAGAATTATCAGAAGATTCACATCCTCAAAGATGTTTAGAAGACATGGAAGGATATAATGAAATTATTGAAAGAATAGAAGCTTTGGAGGATAAATAATGGCATTACCTAGTAGTGGTGCATTAAGTTTTGCAAACTTACAAACAGAGTTTGGTGGTTCTCATCCTATAACTATGGGTGAGTATTCTACTTATAGACAATCTGGTTCTGGTAATACTATTGATATGGCTGATTTTTATGGAGCATTTTTATTTAATACTTCAACTAATATAACATCTGGTTTTGTATATGCTGCTGTTCCCGGACCTAGAGGTGGTACTAGATATAGATTTAGCACAGGATTTAATTCTCGTTCTTTTGTTTCTTTTGGTAGTACTTATTCTGCTCCTTCTGGGTCAGCAAGTCCATCAAGTAATATAGGAACATCTAGTGGTCTTATAGGAACTGGTGGTACTTTAAGTAATGTAAGTCATGACATGACCAATCTTTTAGGTGCTAACTCAGTTATATTACAATCAAGTGGACCTAATAGTAATAGTGGTTTTAGTACTATGCAAATAGCTGGACCTTCAACTACTCAAAGTTTTAATAGAACAAATGCTACTTATTCTTATACTGGTGGTAAAGCTACATGGGAATGGGCAATAACTGCAGGTAATTCAACTTATCTAAATGGTAGTATAGGTTCAAGTTCACATAGTTCTAAACTATTTGGAATACAAAGTCCTACTTATTATTTTGGAAGTGGAAATACAGGAACTGTGAGTAGTAGTGATGCAACAATAACTTTTTCATAATGGCAACTATATCATATACAATTAAAACAGATGTAATGGATAACACAGTTAAGTGGGCATCTTTTACTCATAATGATGTATACTATGAAGTAAGAGCAATTTTAGATTCTAATGGTGATGTAGATGATTCTAAAACACAAGAAGATTGTCAAGACTATATTGAATTAAAAGAAGATGAGGCAGAAACAGTATGAGAATACCTAAGTCAGGACCAGTAGTAAGAACTTTTGATTATGCATTAGATGAGCCTAGAACTATGGCATATCATGATTGGATAGCTGCTAATGTTAATGGTAAAATAGTTTGTGAATTAGGAGCAGGTTCTGGTATATTAACTTACTTGTGTGTAAAATACGGAGCTACAAAAGTATACTGTTATGAAAATAACAAACGAGTAATTGATTGGTTAAAAAGATTTTTTGCAAGTGAGACTAAAGTAGAAGTTGTAGAAGAAGATATTACAACAGCAACTTTTCCTACAGCAGATATATATTTACATGAAAATATTGGTTCAAATGTTTACATGGAAAATATATTAGGTATGTATACTAATTTAAAATCACAAGGTTTAGAAGATAAAACTTATCCTAATAAAATTAAAATACAATATGGAACTTATACTGGTGAATCACAACTTCACAAATATAACAAATCTTCAACATATATAGCTGATACTTTTACTAATGCAAATGTGTTATCTTTTTTTAATGCATGTCCAATGGTAGATAAAATATTACCTTATAGTTTGCATAATATGACACATGACCAGTCAGCTATTACTTTTAATGGTACACTATATGATGGAGATTTAAAAAATTTAACAAGGTATACTGATTCAGATGCAAATAGTCAGTACATATTTTGGGAAGCTAGTTTTGATGGTAGCTATCCTATATCTAATTGGAAGTTTAAAAATCATTGGAATATAATAAAAGCTGCTGATGAATGTATGCCTATAATGGATAGTAGTATAATGACATATACTGTTAAAGAAGTTTAATTTGACAAATGTTGTAAAAAACTGTATAATACTATTACAGGTGAATCATGAAAAAAATAGTAATCAGTTTAAAGAGAAGACAAGATAGAAAGAAATTATTTAAAAATAATAATTTAAAAGATTATAAATATATAGAAGCTATAGATTATAAAACTTTAGATTTTAAAGATATTATAATTGATGAGGAGTTTAAAGACCCTTTTAAAAATAGACAAGTTTTAAAAAGTGAAGTAGCTTGTTTTTTATCCCATAGAAAAGCATGGGAAGAGTGTCATAAATTATATGAACCTGTAATTATATTAGAAGATGATGCAGTTATAAATGACACATGGGATGAAGAATATTACGAAGAGCTTATAAAAAAGTATGAGTTTGTTTACTTACAAAGAAATGAAAACGAACCACTTTTTGTTACACCGATAGATGGAAGAATAGAAAAACCATCTTATCCGTACAATTTAACAGCTTATGTAATAGACCCCATAACAGCTATGAAGTTAATGCATAACTATAAAAAAATAATACCAGTTGATGAATATATACCTCAACTTATTAGAAAAAATAAATTAGATGCAGTAGCTTTGAAACAAGATGCTTGTAATCAGCTACCAAGAAATATAAGTGAGAGTGACATCGAAAATAATACAATAGCACGAAACTTTACTGTACATCCAATTACAGTAGGTTCAGACAGATTAAAGTGCGTTAAATTAAATACAAGTGCTAGAAAGCATGGTATAGAAGTAAAGAACTTAGGTACTAATGTAGAATGGAAAGGAACAGATATGTCTGGTCCGGGTGGTGGAATGAAAGCCAACCTATTAAGAGATTATGTAAATACTCTACCAGACAAAGATGTAGTTTTATTTACAGATGCATATGATGTTTTTTATGCAGATGATTTAGAAACTATAACTGAGAGGTATTTAGATTTTAATACTAAGGCAGTTTTTTCAGCAGAGTTATATTGCTATCCTGATTCTAGTATAGCCGATGAGTTTCCAGAATCTCATACACCTTATAGGTATTTGAATAGTGGAACATTTATAGCTCAAGTAGGAGAATTAAAAAAGATGTTTGCTTCTTCTACTGTAGCTGATGATGGTGATGACCAACTGTATTATCAGAAGTTATTACTAAGTAATGAGTTTGATATGACTTTAGATTATGAAGGTTATATTTTTCAAACACATGAAGATGCAACAGGCATGAATAGTGTAGGACAACTTTATAATCCTAAGACAAACTGTTGTGCTTGTATTTATCATGGTAATGGTGGGAGTGCTACTAAAGAAAAATTTAACGCTTTATATAATGTGTTTCATCCTAAGACTGATTATTATTTTAGTCCTAGTAATTCATACGATATTATAGAGAATGATATGCTAGTAGTTGATTTTATGACACAAGAGCAATGTGAAAGATTAATAGAGTTAGCTGACAAGCATGGAGGTTGGGATAGTTTAAAGTATGATAAGTTTCCAGCACAAGAAATAAGAATAAAAGAATTAGGATTGTGGTCTGAACTAGAAACTAAATGGAATAATTTTATTGTTCCTATAGTAGAAAAGTATTGGAAGCCTATGCAAATGTATGGACTACGAGATGCTTTTGTAATGAAGTATAATTTAGAAACACAAAAAGATTTACCTTTACATACTGATGCAAGTTTAGTAACAGGAAGTATAAAGTTAAACGATGATTATGAAGGAGCTGACTTGTTTTATCCAAGACAAAATATTAGCAATAAAGATATACCAGTAGGTAAAATGATTTTATTTCCGGGTGCAGTAACACATGGACATGAGTGTTTACCTTTAACAAAAGGAACTAAATATAGTTTTACTATCTGGTCAAACAGATACCCCGGAGATAGTATATAATGGAAATAACATCATATTTAGTATGGAATGTAATAATAACTTTGGTAATAGCACCCTTGATATTTGGCATTCGTAAAAATGAAGCAGAGGCAAAACGCATAGATATATTACTAAATAAAACTAGAGAAGAAATAGCTAAAGAGTATGTTACTAAACAAGAAGTAAAAGAAGATATGACAACACTAATGGAAAGGTTAGAAAAATTACATGAAAAAGTAGATAAACTTTTTGAGGTTAAATAATGGCAAAACGAAAAAGAAAAAATAAATATAAGTCAAAAAACAAAAGAGATAGATTAAATATGGATAAGGGTGGAGTAGTAAGAAATCCTTACAATAAAGGTTCATTAGCTATTAATCCTTTACAACCCTTAGACCCAAGACCTAATGCAAATGATGATGGACCCGGATATAGTTCACCTCCTGATTATAGAGTTATGGGTAATACTGTTAATCAAGGAGTTACTGTTCAGGATAGAGGAACAGGAATAGATAAAATGATTAATTATGGTCCGGGAAGTGTTCCGGGTAATCCTAGACAAATTGTACAACCCGGAAGAAGACAACCACCATCACCACCATCTACACCACCAGCAGGACCATCAGCTTCTGCTGTTTCAGATAAAGGAATGCTTGATGAAAATAGACAAACAAGAGTAGAAGATACAGGACTAAGAGCAGAAGAATTAGCTAGAGGTAATTTAGATTTAGGTTCTGATACTCAAATACCTACTCCTCGTTCAATAGGTAGAAGAGGAACTGAATTAGATTTAGATGACCCTCGTTATCAAATGCAAGGACAGTATGGAGCAGGAAGTCAAGATGTAAATGCTATAACAGAAGATGTTAGTACACAAACAGCAAGACAAGCAAATTTAAGACAAGACCCTACAACTGTAAGAGCTGGTATAGAAAGAGTTAGAGATGATGGACCTAGACTTACTGCAGCACAAACAGAGGCTAGAGGTGTTAGACCTTTAGCTGACCAAACTTTAACAGATACAAGAGACTTTGGAAACATAGATGCAGTAGAAGCAGAAGTAGGAAAAGCTAAAGATATTAATGGTGTTATTTCTGCAGGTGGTTTTGTACCAGAAGTTGTTGGAGCAGGTGCACAAGTAGAAGGTACTAGAGGTGCTGAACTTAGAACTCGTAATGCTATTGTAGATTCAAATGCAGTAGGTAGACAAGCTTCTGAAATTATAGGAACTTTAGGATATGAAGCATCTAAACAAAGAAAAGTAACAGGTCAAGCTGCTATAGGTGGTGCAGCAACAATGATTGCTCAAACAGCATTAATACCAGAAGATATTGCTGCTGCTATTGTAGAAGACCCTGCAACTGTAGAAGCTCAAGTAGATACTAATCCTGTAGAAGTAAACGCTGCGATTGCTGCTTTACCTTCTGAAGCTTTAGTGTCTTCACAAATGGAATCATTACTGGGTGGTATGGAAGATGGACAAGTTCCAACATGGGCTAAACCAGCAGTAGATTCTGTAAATGCAAACATGGCAAGAAGAGGACTTACTGCTTCAACAGTAGGAAGAGATGCTTTGTTTAATGCTATTATTCAAAGTTCTTTACCGATTGCACAAAATAATGCACAAGCTTTACAACAAAGAGCAGCACAAAATTTAAACAACGAACAAACAGCAAACTTACAACAAGCTAAACAAGAACAGCAATTAAGAATGGCTAATCTTGCTAATAGACAAACTGCTGAAAGTCAAACTGCACAATATGCTCAACAAATGGGTGTAATGCAAAGTCAGTTTAATCAACAAGCTGTAATGACTACTGCACAACAACAACAGCAAACTGCAATGGCTAACTTGCAAAATCAACAACAAGCTGCTGTTATTAATGTACAGAATAGACAAGCAATAAATTCTCAAAATTTAGGTAATCAGCAACAAATTAATTTAGCTGAATTACAAATAGAAGCTACACAAGAAGGAGCAAACCAAACTGCAGAGAATCAAAGAAGATTAGTTGAAATGCAAACTGCTGCAGATTTCATGAGTAAAAATGCAGCGTTTAAACAAGACATGGATAAAGCTAATTTATCTGCTGAACAACAAATTAGATTAGCAAATTTATCAGCACAAAATCAGGCTAGTTCTGAATCTTTAAGTGCACAACAACAATCAGAGTTAGCAAACTTAAATAAAAGATTACAAACTAATTTAAATAATGCACAACTTGCACAGTCTTTAGGATTAGCTCAACTTAATGTAGACCAGCAAAGAGCAATGACAAATGCTCAAATTCAGTCTGGTATGGATATGGCTAACTTTAATGCAGACCAACAAAGAGAATTAGCTAATAGTAAATTTATGCAAAGTGTTACTTTAGAAAACATGAATGCAGAACAACAGTCTATTATGCAAGAAGCAACAGCATTGGCTCAATTAGATGTAGCTAATCTAGGTGTTAGAGAAAGACTTAGAGTAGAAAATGCTAAGAACTTTTTATCATATGATATGGCTAACTTGACTAATGACCAACAAGCTAGAGTTATGAAAGCACAACAAGAACAACAAAGATTGTTATCAGACCAAGCTGCCTTTAATGCTGCTGAACAATTTAATGCTACAAATGAAAATCAAGTAAATCAATTTATGACACAACTTTCTGCACAAATGGAACAATATAATACATCTGCAGTTAATAACATGAAACAATTTAATAGTCAAGCATTGAATGCTGCAGAAGCTAGAAGAGCTGGTAATACATTACAGGCTGATAGTTTAACTGCACAAATGGCTTTAGATGCAGAAAAGTTTAGTTCACAACAATTATCTGCTAGAGACCAGTTTAATGCAACACAGTCTTCAGTTATTGCACAATCAAATGTAGATTGGAGGCGTAAAGCTAATACTGCTGATACTGCTGCTTTTAATGCAGTTAATCAACAGAATGCACAGAATGCTTTTAATCTTACAGCATCTGCTAATAACTTCTTATGGCAAGAACTTAGAGATGAAGCTGACTTTGCTTTTAAAAGATATGATAATGACCAGCAAAGAAAGACATCATTACTTGTTGCTGCTTTAGGAAATGAGCAGGGTGTAAATGAAAAAGGCAAGTGGGATGACAACATAACTGCATTATATAATGTATTTAGTGGATTTTTAGATTAGGAGAAATTATGAGTATAATTAAAAAACTTAGAAGAGGAATAAAAAAAGTAGGTAAAAAAATAGGAGCACACTTTAAAAAAGTTGGTAAGAAACTCAAAAGTGGTCTAAAAAAAGTAGCAGGTAAATTTGCTGAACTAGGACCATTAGGAAGTATTGCTTTGTCTTTTGTTATACCTACTGTAGGAGCATGGATTCAAGGCATGGATGGCACAGTTATAGCCAGAGTAGCTGATGGTATTGGTAAGGCTGCAGGTGCTGTAAAAAATGGAGTAGGTAAAGTTTTTAATACTGTAATGGATGGTGTAGAAAATGGCATGAATGCTATTGCAGGTAAAGGTATGAATCAAAGAGCATGGGGTAGTTCTTTTAGAGATGGTGTTAGTAAACTAACTGGAGACTTTATTGAAGGCTCTACAAAAGAATTAGGCTTACCAGCTAAAGAAGGTTTATTTAAAACAGGTGCTGATTTTGATGCAGCTAAAGCATCTGGAGAAGTAGACTTTAAACAAGCAGAAGCTAGTTATACAAGAAAATTTGATAGAAGAGAGGCTAGAATAAAGAAAAAACAACTTAGATTAGGAGAAGAAGGCTATAATACTGCGATGAAAGATTTAAGGGATGCTAAACCAACTGACCAGTCAGTATATAAAATAGAACCTAGAAAACCTTTTAGTGAAAGAGATACTTTTAGAAAAGAACAAGCTATTGGAGAAAGAAGTATTTTTGGTAAGGCATCTCCTGCTACACCAAAAGATGCACTAAGTTTTAAAGAAATGAAAGCACAAGAAAACTTAAGATTAAGAGATTACTTGAAAACAAGTAAAGAGTTTGGTATTGCTAAAAGAATTATGCCAGTACAAGCTGCAACAACACAATACTTTAGACAAGAAGAAGCTCAACAGGCTGCTTTAGAATATGCAAAAACTGCACAAAGAAAATATTTTTCTAATGTAGCACAACAAACTTTAATTAGACCTGTAAGTCCAAATGTATCTTATATGGATTTTTCAAATGACTTAAGTGATATGGATATGTATAGATTACAAAATTCTTACACAGGTATTTTAGGAGAAGGATTGTATGCGTAGAGAATCAGATATACCACAAGCTTTACAGGAACAATTATTTGAAGGACCAATTCCGGGTCAGTCATTAACTAATGACCCTAACAATCGTTACCCTTGGGAAGGACCACCACAGATGACTTCTGTAAAAGAAGCTAGAGAAAAAATATTCTTTTCTTTAACTGAACCAGAAAGATTAGAAAACATACAACAGTTATTGTTAAACAAAGTTCCTATTAATGCTATTGCAGAAACTTTATTAGTAGGAGCTTTTAGAGATGGTAAGTTTAATCCAGATATGATTGTAAATCTAATGGAACCTACAATGATTATGTTAATGGCTATAGCAGAAAAATCTGGTATTAGACCAATCATAGATGCTGATGATGAAGAATATGGAGATGAAGAAGATTATATGATGCCTCCAGAAAATCCAATCATGGCTAATGATGACACAAGAAGAGTATTAGAAAGAAGAAAACAATTAACACCACCAACATTAAATAAAGCTGCTGTTGGTAGAAACATAGAAAAAGAAATAGATAAATTAGATGTTAAAAAAGTTCAAGAAAGTATATTACAAAAACCAAAACCAACAGATAGTTTATTAAGTAGAGGATAGTAAGATGGCTGATGATATAAGCAATTTAATTAGTGGAATGGATGATATGACCCTAGAGGAACTAGGTGGTTCATTATTATCAAGACAAGCTAAACTAAACAGACAAAGAGAAAAAGAAGCTAGAAAATCTCAAAAGATTCAAAATGCTTTGGCTATTATAGGTATAGGTCAAGCATTAACAAAAGATGCTTTTAAAAGAAGAACTGATGAGTTAGATGCTATAGAAGCATTTAACAGACCTTTACAAGATTATAAATCAGAATCATCTAGAGTTATTGCTAATACTATAGAGCCTTTACAGAATGTAAATTTTGAAGGTCAAGATTATCTTAACTATAAAAATGACCCAAACTTAAAAAAATATTTTGCATCAATAGGTATACAAAATCCTACAGAGGGAGATTACAGAGCAGGGTATTTAAAAGAAAGTGACCAATTAGAATTATTTTCAGCACAGTTTAGAGAACCTATTGATAAAACTATACAACAACTATGGGGTAAAAATTATGAAACTCTAGTTGAAGATAGAGAAGCATATGATTATTTATTTGATAGTGCATCTTTTGATATAGCAAGACACTTCTTAAAAAATTCTGCAACAGATGGTAGTTATAGACCTGCATATGAAAATTTTCTAGATGAAATGGTATCACTATATACACAAGATGGTGTTGTAGATATGGATAGAGAAGATGTTTTACAAAGAGCTATGGGTCTAACTCAACCACAGTTAGCACAATTAGAAAGAGCATACTTTGCAAGAAAAGGCAATCAATATAGAAAAGGTATATTTGGTGGATTAGGAGATATAGGTAGAAAATGGTTAGGCGTATCTGGAAGAAATGGTTCTCCTAATATATTTGAAACTGCAAGTAATGTAGACATGTATGGAAACAGAGCTAAAGCAGATGGACTATTTGAAATTAATGTACCATCATTAATTAGACAATCAACTAAAAGTAATATTGCTGAACTTAAAAAAGGTAATGAATCTGAATTACCTATTGGTCCAGACACTAATGCTAGAATAGCTTTTGAAGCAGATGAAGACTTTATGTTATTAGCAATGGGAGACCCTGCTAGTGGTGTTCCCGGATTAGTAGATGCTGGTGCTAAAGGAACTAATGGAAGATTTTATCAACAGTTTTATGCAAACAAACAATGGAAAGAACAACGAGAAAGTTTATTAGCTAACATGGCTATTCCTACATATAAAGGAAAAAATCAAACTGAAAGAAACTTTGATTTTTTTAGAAGAAGTAGAAAATATATGAACTACACCAAAAATTTAAGTGGTGTTGAAATTAAAGATTTTAATGAACAAACAGGAATACTTGCAAAAGAAATGAGAGATAATCCAGACTTTGCTCGAAGAACTTTTAATGAAATAGCTGGAACTGTTGATGGATGGGAAGCTAATTCAGATGAAGTAAATGCAATATTTGACCAATATTATAATACTGAGGAAGGTATTTTATTTATGGCTCATGCAATGGTATCTAGAAATGGATTATATAGTACAGGAAACTGGGCAAAAGAAAGATACAAAGCTCCTTCTGATATTGTTGAATCATTTAATGAAGATTATTTTCAACCAGCATTTAATAAGAATGGTGGTGTATTACCAATAATTAACGACAATATGATATACATAGATAGAGATGGATTTAAAACTAAAGAAGATTATAATGGTTTAAATCAAACTCAAAAGGCTGCAATATTTCATCAAACATTTTTAGGTATATCAGAATCAGATATGGATAATGGTACTAAAATAGATATGTTAAATACTTTGTTTGAAACAGTTAGTCATCCTACTGCAGGTCCTACAAATTTATCTACATACTTACAAATCTTAGATAATTCAAATGCTAGAGATGTATTGTTTGCTGTAGATGGCATAGACCCTACAGAACCATTAAGTTCATTTATGGGCTATGAAAATATTGGTAAGCAAAATTCTGAAAATGTACAAAGAACTATCTCACAAATAAATCAAGAGTTAGGTAAAGAATATGGATTTGTACCCGACACTGATAATTTTTTTGCTGTTAGGCAACCTAGAACAAGTCAGTCACAAATAGAAGATATGAATGCTAATCCTATATTTAAAACAGAAGAATTTGCTGGTACAGAATTAGGTGGACCTAACTATCAAAATATTATAGACTCACAAATAGATAGAATGACTGAAGCCGGAATTATACCTGCAAATGCTAATATGGATATAGT